AAGCGCCGGGGGTTGCCGTTAGTGTCGTTGATTGATTTTAGATACAAAAATTCCACGGGATTAAAAAGAAAAGGACTAGTAAGCGTTAAACTCATCACCAAAAATCACGGCCTCAACCGCAAAAGTCTGCCCAGGGTGCCGACGTGCCAGCCCAGCGAGTTCAAGCACCAGGGCCGCCCGGCTGTAACTGGCAATACCGGTAGGCACCGTTCTGGTGCCGTACTCGTCTGTAATGGTGGTGATAATTTCAAACATCAGCGGAGCCTCTCTAGGTTGTGAACGTTGACCCAAACCGGCCAGGCATCATCTGATCGCTGAAACTCCCAGGCAATATCGGCGCAGTCACCAGTAGAACCCCAAATACGGGTAACAACACCGCGCGCCGTAGGAAAAAAGCCGGAGTAAGCCCCCACGATCCGACAAAACGCCGAGGAATAGCGGACCCGATCGCCCACTTTCAAAGGTTGACGGTTAGCCATAGCAAACAAGCAATAAGGAAAAGGGAATCAGTAGCCAAGCCAAGCCAACAGCGCATCCGCCCGCCATTGGTGCAACCAAGCATTGTCTGGCTCGGCGTTCAGCTCAGCAAACGAAATGCCGTGATCAGCCAACAGGCGGATCACTTGCGCTTTAGATAGGCAGCCCAACGAGTCGGCCGCATCAAGCACGGATTGGCAATAGTCAGAGTGCATCGCACAAAAGCAAAGGACCGGCAGCTGAGCTCCCACACCCAAAGGGGGAGAGGCCCTCGCCGCTTGCTCTAATGATACGTCACCACGTAGCTAAAAGCAGCCCCAACCGCAACATCTGGACACATTCCCAACCGGCCCAAACCCGTTGCACCCCAGCGAGTCTGGCCAAACCCTGCGCACCTGTCTATGCAACAGGTACGCAAGGCCAAACCACAGGCACAGCAACGGATCAGCCGGCAAAGTTGGACACAGGCCCGAAACTGGACAAACAGGAGCCCCAGACCTACCCCCACGGCAAAGGAAACGCCGGAAAGAGGCACCTGTGTCGCCTCTCACACCAAACCTCCCAGCTTTTACCTACTTACGGATACAGCTACATGCATTGCCACAACTAGGCCCGGCGCACCTACCCCCATCTTTCAGCCTGCCGCTAACCTCAGTCAGTAACTAGGCATTCAGCCGTGTGTCGTTACTTGGTGGAATACCCGGTGGAAAGTGCTTAGAGCCCCCAATTCGGACCAATACGCGATGTCGTGATACCTACGAAGAGATCCGCGACCGCATCTACGCCCGACTGCTACCCCCGCAGAAGGAATTCCTGGATTGCACGGACAAGAAGATCGTGGGCTACGTGGCCGGTTTCGGTGCGGGAAAGACCCATGCGCTCTGTGCCAAAGCCGTGATGCTCTCCCTGGAGAACATCGGAACCGTCGGTGCTGTTTTTGAGCCCACCCACATCATGTTGAAAGACGTTTGGGTGCGAAGTTTTGACGATTATTTAGACGACATCGGCATTGATTTCGATTTCCGTGTATCCCCGCAGCCCGAATACCGCCTGCACCTACCCGGCGGCACCGTAACCATCCTCTGCCGGGCCACCGAGACGTGGAACAGGATCCGGGGCCAGAACCTCTCCTACGCCCTGGTAGACGAGGTAGACACCTCCCCCATGGAAACGGCCCAGAAGGCTTCGGAAATGATCCTGGCCCGACTACGGGGTGGGAAGAAGCCCCAACTGGCCGTGGCGTCGACGCCAGAGGGCTTTCGCTGGATGTACAAGACCTTCGTTGAGGACGGAGCACAACCTGACCGCCACCTAATCCGTGCCCGCACCCAAGACAACCCTTACCTACCCCCAGGGTTCGTCGATTCGCTCTACAAGAACTTCCCGCCGCAGCTTCTGGCGGCCTATCTCGAGGGGCAATTCACCAACCTAAACAACACGCAGGTTTACAGCTATTTCGACCGCGACATCCACTGGACCGACGAAAAAATCCAGCCTGACGACCGCATTTACATCGGGATCGACTTCAACGTGGGCTGTTGCTTCATGGAAGTATGCGTCCGGCGCGGGGATGAGTTCCACTTCATTGACGAGTACCACCCGAAAGACACCCCGTCGGTTGTGGCCAAGATCAAGGAGCTGTACCCGGACCACATCAACCGTGGAGACGTGGTGGTCATCCCTGACGCCGCATCCAGGCAGCGCAGCACCACCAACGCCCGCGAATCCGACCTCAGCCTCCTCAAAAAAGGTGGATTTGTGGTCAAAGCGCAAACCTCCAACCCTCAGATTGAGGACCGGATCAACGCAATGAACGTGTTGATGATCAACAACCGTTTCCGGGTTGGTACACGCTGCAAATACCTGCTGCGGGCGTTAGAAACGCAGGCTTTCGATGATCGCGGCAAGCCGGATAAGTCTGGTCGTGGTTTGGATGACAAATCAGGCCCTGCAGACGCCTGCGGGTATGTAGTCACAGCCTTGGCCGGCCTGCGCCGCTATCAGACCGGCGGCAGCGCATTCCGCACGTACTAACAACCCTACGTCGTGGCGTTAATGTATACACGGGGTTAACTCCCGCAGCATTTAGGGGTTGCCAATCCATGGCTGACATGTCCGCGTCATATCCCGGTCGCGATCTGGGCCTACAGCCTGGCCTTTGGGACGGCAACCCCCTCATCAATACCGGCGGCCTCTCTGGGCGTCCGTTTCAGCTCTCCGGGATCACTGACGGGCACGACCCCAGTGTTCTGAGCACCAGCGTGCTGAACATGATCCCGTTTTGGCGGCCAATCCAGTTCTGCATGGGCGGCACCAAGTTGATCCGCCGCATGGCCGAAGAGATCATCCCCCGTGAACCGAGAGAGGATCTTGATGCTTACAACCGTCGCATCTTCCACGCGACGATGCCGCCATTCCTACAGCGGTTGGCATCCCAAGCTGCTGGAACAATCCTCCGCAAAGGTGTTGAACTCCACGGCGACCCTTACTGGAAGGAATGGGCGAAGGATGTAACCGGCGACGGCATGACGCTGGATGAGTTTGCCCGGCGCACACTCTTCAACGCCATCATCTATGGCCACTCCTCGATCATGGTGGACTATCCATCAGCAGAGGAACCCACCTCTCTTGCCGCCGAGCGTGAAGCCGACGACCTGGCGCCCTACCTGATTCCGGTTGAATGCACCCAAATCTTGGGTTGGCGCACCGAGGGCAACCGCGCATCCACCGAGCTGACCCAGGTCCGCATCCGTGAGCGGATTGTTGAGCCCTACGGGGACTTCGGTGAACGGGTGCTGGATCAAGTGCGGGTGATGGAGCCCGGAAAGTACCAGATTTGGCGCAACCAAGCCAGCGAGGCTGGCCAGGCCCTCGGTACTGCTCCCGGCGGGTGGAGCATCTACGAAGAGGGCACCACCAGCCTGGATGACATCCCGCTGGTGACGGTCTACGGCAACCGCCTGGGCACCCTGGTCAGCCGCCCACCGCTGCTGGAGGTGGCGTACCTGAACATCGCTTACTGCCAGCGGTTCACTGATTACCACAACTCAATTCACATCGGTGCCAGCCCGATCCTGGTGCTCCGGGGCTTTGACCCCGACAACGACAGCCCACTAGGCCTCTCGGTTAACACCGCCATCGTTCTACCACCAGAAGGTGGTGCGGAGTACGTCCAGCCCACCAGTGCAGCCTTTGACGCCCAGCTGCAGTGTTTGCACGCCCTGGAAGAGCAGATCAGCCGGCTGGGAATCAACACCCTCACCCAGCAGAACCTGGGCAACGTAGCGGCCTCCTCAAAGCGCTTGGATCGCACCGATCAGGACTCGATGATGGCAGTGCTAGCAGCGGATCTTACCGCCGGCTTACAACAAGTACTGGACCTGGCTGCCGACTATGCCGGCATCGAGCCTCCTGAAGTGATCATCCGGCAGGACTACGAAAACCGGCTGGTGGACGGCAACCAGATCACCGCCTTCCTGCAGCTGTTCATGCAGGGCGCCATTAGCCAAGAAACGCTGCTTGAGATCCTGCAGCAGGGGGAAGTCATCCCACCGGGAGTCGACATCCAACAGGAGATCACGCGCACCCGTGACTACCTGGAGGAGCAGATGGCCATGGAAGCCCAGGCAAATGACGCGGAAAGCGGCCCTGGCGAACCTGCAGATTCCGGCCAGGGCGGCCTAGATCAAGCGGCTGTCTCCGTCAATGCTGGCCAGGGCAAAGATCTCAACAGCCAGACCCTGGCGACCCCGATGCGGCCTGGTAAGCACAAAGCGTGAACAAAAAGGGCTACATCCTCCGCCTTTTGCTGCAGCTCGGGTCCATCGAAAAGCAGCTGACGGGTTTTGTACGGCCACTGTTGTTGAAAGCGCTGCTAGTTGCCCGCGATCTGGTGCTGTCTTTGCCAGACAATGTCCTGACACGGCAGCTGCTGTGGCGGATCAACCGCACGGGCCTGATTCCATCACTGGCGGCCTACAACGACACCTTTGCCTCCGCGCTGGGCAAAGCCTTGGTGCAGCTGGAGCCGCAGGCCCGGCAGCGAGCAGCTGAATACATGGGAATCCAACTCCCATCGATGTCATTGCGCCCCATCCCCATGGTCATGGGCGACACTCGCGTGCTCGAGCAGTCGCTCACCACGCTGTTTGATCGTGCAAACGCACAGGGCGTGTCACCGTTCATGCGTCAGCACATGCGAGAGATTGATCGGGTGGTGGAGGGTGGCATTCTGGCCGAAAAGACCACCACTGAAATAGCCAACGATGTAGTGGCCCACGTGGTCCGTCAGGGCGAACCACGCTTTGTAGCCAGGGTTGGCACGGTCTTTAACCGGATGCGTTCCCGCGCCGAAGCTATCGTCGCTAACGCGGTGTGGGCGGTATCCCATGCCCAGGAACAGACCGTCTGGCAGGGCGAAAACATCCAAAGGTGGCAGTGGCACGCAACTTTGGACCCCAAAACCTGTCCGCGATGCGCCCCGCTAGATGGGGAGATCAGGGAAAACGTGAACGAATTCCCGTACACCCCACCTGTTCACCCGTTCTGCCGGTGCGTCATTCTTCCGGCTGAATGACTTCCGCCACAGGAGCCGCCTTCGCTTTCTTGGAAGGCTTAGGCATCGGACAACCTTCTACAGGTGCTTCTTCCTCTACCTGCACTTCACCGTTAACCAATGCATTGACCTTCAATGCGTTAGCGGCGGCGGGGTCAGCAACTTGATCCCAGGGGCCAGGCGTCCAGAGAGCCATATCAATGAAAAGCAATACCGGAACTTTAACTACCACCGTTACGGGTTAAAGGTTACGTAGCAACTTGGTCACCTATAGACTTAGATGGCAACCCTACGTTCCACATGTCGGATCAAGCCATCGGGGACCAGTCAGTGACTGCTCAAGGCGCGTCTGCGACGCCCCAACCCGAAGCCCAGCCCGCAATTGACACCTCGGAGGTGGATCTACTCCGCAAGAAGCTCGAGCTTGCTCTGCAAGATCGTGCCGAAGCAGGAGCCACCAACCAGAAGCTCAATGAGCGTCTGAAAGAAGCCGAGAAGTCATTGAAGGCGCTGGAAAGCCAATTCCACAGTGGAAAACAGCAACAGCTTCAAGACGCAGGCGATTACAAGTCGCTCTGGGAGGAGTTGAAGCAGACCGCCGCCAATAAGGACAAAGAAATCGAGGCCCTGAAACAGCAGATCGAGTCCGTGACCCTCTCTGCCCAACAGGAACGCCTCAAAGCATCAGCGGTATCGAGCATCAGCAAAGCCGGCGTGATCGCCCCTGAGCAGATGTACGCGCTGTTGCAGTCCCAGCTTCGGGAAGTGAGTGGGAAACCAGTAGTGCTCGCGGGGGGCGCGGAGCAACCACTGGATGCCTATCTCGCAAACCTGAAAGCACCTGGCAGCGGTTACGAGCATCACTTCGCTCCCTCGGGCGCAAAAGGAATGGGCGCCAGCGCCACCAGTGGTGTCGCTCCGGGGATGAACAACCCGTATAAAGCGGGCAATCTCACCGAAGTACTGCGCCTGGAGAAAGACAATCCTGACCTTGCAATCGCACTGCGGAAGGAAGCCGGCCTGGGTTGATCCAACCTATCTAGGTCACGATCATGTCTACTGCTGCCTTTACTAACTATTCGGGAGGTTCATTCCTCACCGATCTGATTACCGTACCTAATTTCACGCAGTACCTGCGTGAGGCTATCTACGAGAAATCAGCCTTTATCAAGTCCGGCGCGATTGTGCGCGATTCCCGCCTCGACGCCTCTGCCGGCGGCGTGCGCGTGGTGGTGCCCGCGTTCAACCCGATTGCACCCACCGAAGAAGTCATCACCTCGGCTTCTAACTGGGGCACGGGTGGCGCTGGTTATCTGACTCCTCAGCGAATCACTGCCGACCAAGGCGTGATGACCATCCTGCGTCGTGGCTTCAGCTATGCCGTGGATGACATCTCGAAGTACGGCTCTGGCACCGACCCCATGTCGGCCATCCTGGGCTACCTGTCTGATGCCATCAACAAAAAGCGCACCGCCACCATGGTGTCGCAACTGACCGGCATCTTCGGCACCGCCCTGGCCGCCAACGTGGCTGACGTGTCTGCCGGCACCGATGGTTCGCAGTACATCACTGCTGCCTCTGTGATCAAAGCCAAGTCGCTGCTTGGCGAACGTGGCGATGAACTGAACACCATTGCAGTTCACCCCAACGTTTACTACTACATGCAACAAGTGGGCATGTTGCAGTTCTCCACCTCTTCTCTTACTGCAGGTGGTGCGATCACTTGGGGTGGTGGCGGTGTCGGCGTAACTGCCGGCTCTGCTGGTGTGGCCTCTTTCGCAGGCCTCAACGTGGTGGTCGACTCCCAGCTGCCCACCAGCGGCACTGGTGCCAACACCGTCTACACCTCTTACCTCTTTGGTAACGGTGTGGTGCTGGAGGGTCAACAGTCCCCCCTGATGATCGAGGCGGATCGCAACATCCTCTCGATGCAGAACGTGATGGCCGTCAACTACCACTACGGCTTCCACGTGCAGGGCACCAGCTGGACTGCCGGCACCGACAACCCGACCAACTCTGGTCTGGCCACTGCCGCCAACTGGTCTCTCAACTACGATCCTCGCCTGATCGCGTTGACTGCCCTGAAGACCAAATCTCCCTTCAGCTGATCACATCAGTTATTGGAGAACGGGGGAGCTTCGGCTCCCCCTTTTTCATGCTGATGCGTGACACTAGGAGTACGACACTCGGAGCCCTGAGATGATCGGCATCACCCGTTTGATTGCTGAAAGCCCAGAGAAAGATCACACGGGGATGCCCGCTAGAATCAAAGTGCTAGACCTTCCACCAAAGGTTGCATCTGAGGTTCTAACCCGGCTCGTAAATGAGGGCTGGTCCGTCGAGGAGACACCCCTGTAATGGCACCTACTCTCGACGCCACGCTTGCCGGAGCTAGTTCCAACAGTTATCAGACTGTGGCAGCAGCTGACGCATACTTTTCCAACTCGTTGTACGGAACTCAGTGGAGCGCTCTGAGCACCGACGTTAAAGCCGCAGCACTGATCACAGCTGCTCAGTGGTTGGACACCTTGAAGTACATCGGCATCCGTTGCCAGAGCACGCAGAGCTTGACCTGGCCGCGCTACATCCCACCCACGTCTTATTTCAACCCGATCCAGTTCTACCAACCGCCAAACGACGACCCAATCCCGACCTGCGATCTGATCCCCAAAGAGATCCTGCAGGCCCATGCCGAGCTTGCTCTGCACTTAGGCGTCAACCCCACGCTGATGAACTGGGGTGTGGGCAAGGATCTGATGGGCGAGCAAGGCCCAGTCCGGCGTCAGAAACTGGACGCCCTCGAGGTCGAGTACTTCGATCCCCGGACGGTGCCCGGCTCTTCCCGCATTTACGGGGTCAACACCAATGCACCGCTGCTGCTTCAGAAGTTCCCCTGGCTGAAGCCGTTGATTGCTCGCTGGATGACCAACGCCACTGGTCAGGTCGTTAGCAAGGTGCGCTCATGAGCCAGGTCGACACCACCTTTGGCTCTATTCCTGGTCCCCTGGTCGGTAAATGGGGCCAGACCGTGACGTTTCTTAAAGCCGGCGGCCCTGCCACCTACAACCCAGCTACCGGCAACATCAGCGCAACAACCACCAGCTACACGGGCCGAGGTGTCATCACCAAGGTCCACGCCACCGAACTGAACGGTGTCCTGCAGAGCACCGACTACAAGGTGATCACAGAGCCTGGGCAGATCGGCGGGAACTATGTGACCACGGCTGATTCGTTCAAATTCACCCGTGGCAACAAGACCATCAACGCCAAGGTGATTGATGTGGCCACATATGCCGGCGATGCCCCGATCATGTTCATCTGCTTTGTGAGGCCGCAGTGATGGCTAAGCGTGATCTGTCACAACTTGGATCAGATGTCAAAGGGCTAGCCGGCCTGTCCATTGAATTTCTGGCGCACGATCTGGTGAACGAATTGCAAAAAGAAGGGGAAGTGCCGATCTGGGACGGCTACTTCGTGAATGCCTGGCAAGTGAACCTTGGCAAAGAGGAAGTACCAGCCGACAGACAGAAGTCAACTGATTACCAAGGCGATCACCCCGTAACAATCAAGCAAATCCCGGTTCCGCCTCAACCTCTGAAACCCATTGGATACCGGATTGGCAACCGCATGGAGTACGCCGACATTGCTATGGACTTAGAGCCCGACCCTGATGGTCAATACCGGGGTGATCGGCCTGGTAGGACAGCACCCAAAAACTGGTTTACCACCTTGATGAACGGAGGCAAGCTCGAGGGCATGACCAACAAAGCAGTTGGGCAGGCTATTCAGGTGCTGGAGGCTGGGTACTGATCATGAGCATCTTCCAGGCCATCCGCGCATACTTTGAGGCTCCGCTGATTGAGGCCTATGCAAGCCTGGCACCTTCAATTCCGGTTTACGTCGATAACCAGGAGTATGCCGATGCCGCAGCCGACAGTGAGTTTTGCTTGCTGAGCATCAACTTTGGTGCCACCAGTGAGCAGGCGTTGGTAGCCGGTTTTCAGCGATTTCGGGGCAGCCTGGTGCTTGAGGTGTACACAGCCAAAGGCAAAGGGCCAGGTCGCGGGTCAGAGCTGATTGCTGTGGGGTATGACAAGTTGATCGAGGTCAACAATTACTCGGTCCCCGTCAACCATGTCATGGGTTCCATCGGAGTCGTTAATGGCCCAACGTTTTCACCGCTAAACAAGCTGCCGCACTTCCAAACTCGGCTAAGTACGCCAATCTCGGGTCGTTACTATACGTAGAAGCCGGGCTGTGCCCGTCGTGCCCCCAACAGCGCCCCCACCTGCTGTTTATTTCTAGGCACAACCCATGTCTACCACTGTTCTTTCCGGTACTTCCGGGGCCTTGTACTACAAGCCCGCCGGTACTAAGGCTCAGTTTCTGCCTGCCGCTGTCACCACCGGTACTGGCACCATCACGCTGAACACCTACCTGAACTTCCAGGTTGGCGATCCCGTCAAGTTCTCCCTCGTTGATGCCAACGGCGGCAGCACCTCCGGGTCTTCCCTGCCCACCGGTATAACCGCAGGCACCACCTATTACGTCAAGTCGTACACCCCTTCTACCGGGGCTGCAACGTTCTCTGCCACGTCAGGTGGTTCTCTGCTGGCTCTCAGTGCTGCTGGCACTGCAGTCGGCACCAACCTGTTCCAGGTGAACTACGCCGACTACGTGATTGTCGGCCAATGCCGTGACTGGTCCTTCTCTGTGACCCGTTCCGAGCTGGATGTCACCACCATTGGTGCCGCCCCCGGTCAGTTCGCACCCTTCAAGTCCTACATCAGCGGTTTTGCTGATGGTTCCGGTAGCGCCACCGTCTTCGTCACTGACGACGACTTTGCGCTTTCCAACCGGATGGTGCAGGACGTGATGCAGCGTCAGCAAGTTGGTGCAGCCTTCAAGCTGTACACCAACCAAGTGATCAGCGGCAGCACTGTCAGTGACACTGCCAGCCGTTGGATCTCGATGGACGCCGTGCTCACCAGCGCCGACATCTCCATCACTCCTGATGCTGCTCAGACCATCAACATCAAGTTCCGCCCCGCCGGCAACTTGAACTTTGACCTGAGCACCACTGCTTGATTTTTAAGCTGTAGTTCTTGCCCCGGCCGAAAACCGGGGCTTTTTTCATGCAAGATGTATATGTCTAAGCTAGTAAGGTACTTGACATTTCCACGTGGCTTCGATCCCCACTAACCGCGCTATCGACAAGCTGCGGAAGGCCGCCAACCTCGAGCCCGTCAAAAAGAACGTTGAGCTGAACGACGGCACTGAGTTTGAGTTCTGGCACACTCCGCTGACCATGGCGGAGCGCGAAAAAGCCCAGAAGAACGCCAACAGTGAAGACGCCACCGCCTTCGCATTGCAGCTGCTGATCCAGAAGGCACTCGATGAGAACGGCCAGAAGCTGTTTGCTGTGGGTGATACCGCCGAACTGAAGACTGCCGTTCGCGACAGCGACCTGCAAAAGCTGATGTTTGCCGTCATCTCCAGCGAGGAGCCCCTCGATCCCAAAAGCACTTGAGCTAGAGCTGTCGAAAGACAACTGGCTCCTGCTTCAGTTTGGAGTAGCAAAAGAACTGGGCATGACGCTCGGTGAATTAAGAACGACCATGACTCCAGAAGAACTGGTGGGCTGGTCGGCTTACTTCTCGTACGTCAATGCCCAGCAGGAAAAGGCAATGGAAGAGGCTAAACGACGCCGTTAGGATGTAGTTACGAGCGGGCGTGCCTTGGCAACTTACGCAGCCAATATCGCAATCGATGTCCTCGGCTTAGGCAAGCTGGACAGTCTTGAAAGGCGCGTAAACGTACTTAGGGAAAATTTCACAAAGATCAACGCCGCTGCAGCCAACATTTCAGCGCCGTTTCAGAACCACATCCAGGCTCTGGAGCGGATGAACACGCTTTTAGTAGCCAACGGGAGGCTATTGGAGCAACAGGCTAACGCCGCTGACAAGCTAAGCAGGGCAGCTGAAGGGGCCACAAAAGGGGGTAGAGGTAAGAGCGGACCCGATCCCCGAGTCCTGCAAGAACAAACCGAGCAGCTACAACGTCAAATCAATCTGCTACGTGATCGAGCCCGTGTGTTCGGGGCTGAAAACGAAGCAATGGATAAGCTCCGTGGAGCTTGGGTCGAACTGAATCGTGGAGCAAATGGAAATCTGACATTGGTCCGTCAGATGATCCGTAATGCTCGTGAGCTCGTAAAGATCGATGAGGATCGTGCCAAGGCACTTGAAGCAACAGGAGGCCTGGCAATCAAGGAATACGAGGAGCGACTGCGCCTTGCTCGTGAGTTACGCGAGTTCGAGATTGAAACAGCCCGCAATCTGCGGGAGATGCGGGCAGAGGATCGGAGACGAGATAAAGCTGATAGTGATGCACGCGGCCGAGTTGCTTCAGGGCTAGGCCGAATAGATCAAGCGTGGGGCAGTCCCATCAAAAACATGGTGGGCGGGCTGACCGACAGCGCCCTGAAGTTTGGCAGCGTGATGGGAATCGAAGGGGCACTGCAGATCCCCGGAGAGGGAATGGGAGTACGGGCAATCGGCGCTCACATGGGTGGCGTGTTCGAGCCCATTGCAAACGGCATTGCCAGCGTGATCAGCGCAGCCCATCACATGGGCCCAGAGCTTGCCGTTGCGATTGCTGGCTGTCTTGCCTTCTCCGACCAGCTCGGAGCGATGTTTGACACCGTCCTCAAGGGTGTGCCGGTATTTGGGAAGCTCGGCAAATCAATCCTGGATGTCACAGGAGTAACTGAGCGAGCAAAGCCAATCCTTAGCAGCCTCAGCCGAAGCGTTGAGGCGATGAACGATAATGCCCTCACAAACTTCCTCTACGGCCTGGGCCCCAACAGCATGACGCTCCCGTCAACGGCGGGTGCATTTACCGAGCGAAGCGGGGCCAATTCCTTTGGCCCAAACCTGAACAAGGAATTAATTGCAGCACTTAATAAAGAGCTGGCTCAGTTCGTCAAGGAGTCTGAGGAAGCAACCCGTGCTTGGCAAGCATTTGAAGCCGCCGGAAAATCTGAGCATGCTCGTGAACTTGCTCAAGCAGCTGAAGAGTTTGCAAAGTTCAAGCTTGACAGCATTGCCGAAACGGCAAACGTTCAATCCCGTATAAGGCTGAGAAAAGCTGAAACCAAGGAGCTGTACGCACAAGCCAATTTAGTCAAAGAAACATACGGGTACAACGGCAAAGCTCCGGCATTGATGCCTGCCGGCTTTACCAGCAATGACGTTGGCATTAAAAACCGGCTGGATGACCAAGCAGCGGCAGCCAAGATCAATGCCGATCTTGAAATGGAGTTGGCAAAGATCGTCAATACACGCGAAATGGAGCTGGTACAAGAACTCCTAAACAAAGAAATTACAGCTACTGAACAGTTCCTTGCAGCTCGTACAGCAGCTGATGAGAAATGGTGGGCAGAACATGCTGCTCGATTTGAAGCCAACATCAAACGCGAAGAGGAACAGCAGGCAGCTGCAGACCAACGTAAAAAAGATCGCAGCTCACGGTTGGAGAGCATTGCTCTGGGCGTGGGCTTCCCACTGCTATTTGGTGGCGGGACTGGAAGCGTCCTTGGCAGTTTGGCAGGCAGCTTCGTCGGAAGTGGATTTGGTGGTCAAATTCTGGGTGGTGCAATCGGTACTGCAATCGATGAGCTGGTAACAAAGACTATTGCCTTTAACAAGTCCCTTGCAGAGTTAAATGCCGGCCTGCCGCAATCCGGTGCCGCCCTGCGCACAACAGCAAAGGACGTTGATTTTCTCGCTGAACGACTTGGCTTGGCTAGAGAAGACGCATTAAAACTAGTAGATACATTTAGTATTTTCGACTCGGCAAAAGCTCGTAAAGAGCTTGCCGCAGCCTTCGGAAAAGTTGGCGGAATTGAAACGGTCAATGCGCTGGCCGGGATGACGGATGAAAAGAAAGCCGTCGAGGAAATTGCCAAATTACATAAACAAATTGGAAATGCCGCAACTGAAGAAGCACTAACTCAGCTGCGCACCAATGGTGCGAAAGCCGCGCAATTAGTCATCGAACAAAAACTGCTAGAAATAGCGTTTAGAAAGAGTCAAATTGAAGCAAGTCAGCCTACATTAAAAGATTTCGGCATGGCAATAGTTGATAACTTGCTCGCTGCTCGTACTGGAGGTGAGCCGGTAACCTATAAAACCTATGGAGAAAAACGTGTTGCTCAACTGAAACAAGCAAACGCAGCGCAGGTCCTTGAGCTACTAAAACCATTGCAAGATTTGACTAAAAATCTTGAAAATGCGCGTAGTGAATTTTCCGATAAAACAACCAACGCAGCCAAAAAATCAGCTGAACAGGTTGCCGCTGAGCAAGCTCGGATCAACGAGCAGCTCATGCGCGATCAGATTGAAATCGACAACGCGGTCTGGAATCACCGTCGCCAGCTGCTGGAGGAGGAGCGTGCGCTCCGCCGGCAGATTGCCGAAGCCGAGGGGCGCATTTACGGCCTGCAGCAGACCGGCGGCGGCAAGAGCGGTGCTGACATTGTCAACCAGATCATGTCGGTGCAGCGGGACTATCAGGAATCTGTACTGAAGCTGAAGTCAAATCAAGCCGACGCAATGAATGGGCTGATCCAAGCCCAACGGGGTGTGGCAGCGACGGCTGCGGGGCCGGCTCCTACCGGCAGCAGGTTCAAACCCACCCAGTACCTCACTGGGGATCCAAACAGCCCGAATTACCGCGCTGATCACGGCGGCACCGCTAAATACCACGACCATCTGGCATTTGGTACACATGCTGAGGCAATGGCTGCTGCCAGAGCATTAATGGCTGCCGGCATCAATGTCACTGAGTTGCAAGGATTGGGTGCGGGTGTAACGGGCCCCCACAGCGGACCCAATTCAGCTCACATGTCAGGCCTGGCTTTCGATGTACCCGGTTATCAATGGGGAGGGAGCGGAGCCATCGGATCTCGTGAATATGCAGGTTCTGCAAAAATCCGCTCCATTCTTGGGATGGGCAACTCCAAGGTGGTCAAATCCCAAGGACAAGTTGGAGTGGCAGCAGCCGGTGTAGATGCCGCAAACAAGGGGCTGAAGGAGCAGATTCCCCTGCTCGAGGAACTTCGTCGGCTCAAGGAGGATGAAGTCATTTCCGGTATTACCAGCTCTTACAAGGAGCAGGCCAAGGCCATCACCGACAGCACCGCCAGTTTGAAGCTACGAAACCGTCTCGAAATGGAAGGCGTTAGTCCTGAGATAGTCGACGGCGAAGTAAAGAAAGCTGAGATTTACGGAAAAGCTGAGGAGCAGGTTAGGGCGCTGCGTGAAAGCCTGGCAGCTCTTGGTCCTAAGACTGAAAAGAACGCAGATGTCTTTGACCGGTTTAACCAAGCAATCAACGCCACTGAATCAGGATCGCGGGCTGCTGCCGCCGCCGTTGACGCCAATACCCAAGCTCTTCTCCAACAGAAAACCCCCGCGTTCGAGCTGGCCAAGAAGTACGGAGATTTACAGGTAGAGCTGGAACGGTTGTCCGACCCCGCAGCCAACATCATCAATGCTGCCGGCTCGATCAGCGCGGCCTTTGACAATACGTTCACCGCGATCACAACCGGCACCGTTACAGCCCAACAAGCCTTTGCACAGTTCACCCAGTCGCTAGCGGCCAACTTCATGAAGATGGCGACTCAGATGATCGCCAAGTGGATTGAGATGAAGATCATCGGCCTGGCCATGAATTTCTTCCCGATGGAACCGTTCTCAGCGCCCGCAACGACGGGGCTGGGGAGCAATTTTAGTTCAGCCATTGGAAACGACACCGGCATCTCTTGGGGCAGTGCCCTTGGATTTAGAGCAGCCGGCGGTCCTGTCAGTAGCAACAGCCCCTACATCGTCGGGGAAAAAGGCCCCGAACTCTTTGTTCCTTCCTCAAGCGGTCGGATAATCCCCAACAATTCACTCGCAGGCGGCACTACCAATGTGGTCGTAAACGTTGACGCTACCGGCAGCAATGTTCAGGGCGATGCCGCGCAAGCCAAACAACTTGGAGCTGTCGTATCAATGGCGGTTCAGGCAGAATTGATCAAACAGAAACGTCCTGGAGGGATCCTTGCATAATGGCCACATTTCCTAACTACAAGCCGGCATACTCGGCCACAAAAACCAGCCAACCAAAGGTCCACAAGACTAAGTTCGGTGACGGGTACGAAAACAGGGTGGTTTTTGGCTTGCACCAGAACCCAAAGGAATGGCAGCTTCAGTTCCTTGTTTCCGACACCGACGCTGCTGTCATAGAAACATTTTTCGATGTCCAGGGAGGTCGGTCCTCCTTTAACTGGACTACACCAGAAGGAACCTACGGTGACAAGTGGGTGTGCGAGCAGTGGAGCCGTGAAATGTACGACTACGGACAAAGCAAGATCACCGCAACGTTTAGGCAGGTATTTGAGCCATGACCGTCCCCGTCTCAGAGCTTCAGTCCATAGCGCCTAGCGCGATTATCGAATTGTTTGAGCTGCAGCTCAATACAGCGATCCAAGGCAGTAACACAATTTACCGCTTCCACGCCGGCACCAACGCAACCGGCACCAATGATGATGTGGTGTGGGCGGGCAACACCTACCAGGCGTTTCCGATTGAGGCCGAAGGTTTTGAATACAGCGGCAACGGCCAGCTCCCGCGCCCCAAGATCCGCGTCAGCAATATCCTCGGCACCATTACCGCCATCATCCTGGCCACACCGTTAGAAGGCGCCAAGGTCACACGCATCCGCACGATGGCCAGGTATCTGGATGCGGTGAACTTTGAAGGTGGCACTAATCCCTACGGCACACCTGATCCGACTGCTGAGTTTCCGCGTGAGGTGTACTACATCGACCGCAAGAGCGCCGAAACCCGCGATGTGGTGGAGTTTGAACTTGCAGCGGCATTCGATTTAGTCTTTGTACGAGCGCCAAAACGGCAGTGCATTTCCAACATCTGTCAATGGGTCTACCGCTCGGCCGAATGCAGCTACACCGGGCCGCCAGTTGCCAACGAAAATGACCAACTGCTGACTGGTCTTCGCAGTTCTCCGCAGGCAATTGCTTACGAAAACGCCAAGATCGCGTTTGAGGCGGTTGTGACGCCTTACAACAATGCCCAGAACGCTCTTAATGCTGCTACCAACACGATGAACAGCGCCCAAGGGCAATGGGTTCTGGCTGAAGAACGATATGACGAAAACAACTATGTCGTCGCAAATGCTTCTATTGGCTACTGGAGCGGATACGAAGTCTCAATAGGCAGCGAATACAGGATTGGCAGCTACCAGTATTCGAGCTACTGGGGGGATGATTACGTAGATTATTACAGCATCCAGCGGTGGTATTTGGACTCTTCGCCCGTGACTGCAGCGCAAGCTGCTTACGGTACTGCATTGACTAACTACAACACGGCGTTGGCCAACTACAACACCGCCCTGGCGGCTCGCAATGCTGCCTTCGCCGCTTGGCAAGCATCACCTTCCTTTCAAAGCGAAATCAATGCTAGCGGTGACGTTTGCGGCAAACGTCTAAGTAGCTGCAAACTCCGGTTTGGGGCAACCGCTCAGTTGCCATTTGGCTCGTTCCCTGGAGTTGGCACCTACTTCACATGAAAACCACCACACGCGCTGCTGCGCTGGAGCACGCCAAAGCCGAAGATCCACGCGAGGCTTGTGGGTTGGTCGTGGTGGTTAAGGGTCGCGAGCGCTACTGGCCGTGCAAAAACCTCAGCACCGAGCCTGGCGATTTCTTCACGCTTGACCCTGAAGACTTTGCCAAGGCTGAGGATGCTGGCGAAGTATTGGCAATTTTTCACAGCCATCCAATATCACCGCCCACACCCAGCCAAGCGGATCGTGTGGCGTGCGAGAAGTCCGGCCTGCCCTGGTACATCGTCAACCCCAAAACCGAAGCATGGGGAGAGTGCAAGCCATGCGGTTACGTTGCTCCGCTGATTGGTCGTGAATGGACGTGGGGGCAAACAGACTGCTGGAGCCTGGTGCGCGATTACTACGGCGAGCAGGGCATCGTGCTACCAGATTGGGAACGACCGCTCACCTACGCCGAGTTTGAGGCCAATCCCATGTTTGAAGGCTGCTGGCGGGAGGCAGGCTTTGAGCAGGTATCCGAGGAGGACATTCAACCCGGCGATGCGGTGCTGATGTGCGTTTCAGGCACCGGACTCAATCACGTTGGCGTCTACCTCGGCGATCAGATGCTGCTGCACCACCTCGGGCCCAACAGGCTTTCCAGCAGAGATATTTATGGTGGCTGGATACGCAAGTGCGTGGGCTGGGTGGGTCGGCTTAAAATAGACAAAGGGTCGGCGGTCTAATGCGCGAGATCAGGATCTACGGAGCATTGGCCAAGTTTCTCAAGCGGCGCGTGTTTCGCGCTGAGGTGGCATCAGCAGCAGAAGCTGTGCGGTTTCTGGTGGCCAATTTCCCCGCCGTCGAAAAGCACATGGCGGATCAGCATTACCGGGTAAGTCTTGGCGAGCGCGACCTTGATCTAGAAGAGATCCATGATCCTGCCGGCCAACAGGTGATCAAGATCGTGCCCGTGGTGGCCGGCGCCGGCAAAGTCGGATCAATTATTGCCGGCGTAGCGTTAATCGCTCTTGCGATTGCGGTCCCAGGGCTTGGTGCAGCAGCAGGAGCACAAGCAGCGGCCACAATCTTCGGGACAGGATTCAGTTCACTTTCGCTTTCTGTAGGGCTTCTTGGCGCCAGCTTGGTGCTCGGTGGTGTCGCTCAACTTTTGACGCCCACACCAACACTTTCAACTGGCACTGATTCCAACAACGACCCTCGCAAGTCTTATAGCTTTAGCTCAATTCAGAACACATCGCGCCAAGGCACGCCCGTGCCCGTGGTTTACGGCGAAACCATCGTCGGCTCTGTCGTAATCAGCGCCGGCATTGACATCGCGCAGAAGGCGGCATGACCTTAATACGTGGTGCTAAAGGTGGCGGTGGCGGCGGCTTCAAAGGCGGTGGCGGTGGCGGTTCACAGCACACACCAACCGAAGCAGGCAACAGTCTGTTCTCTACGTCCTACGCCAAACTGGTCGATTTGATCAGCGAAGGTGAAATATATGGCCTTAAAGATGGGCTGAAATCGATCTACGTTGACAACACACCGCTGCAAAACGCAGACGGATCGTACAACTTTCAAAACGTTAGCGTTTTTACTCGCACCGGCACTGACGCAAAAACACAAACCTACATTCCCGGATTTGACGACGTTGGCAACGAAGTTGCTGTTGGTGTCACAGTGCAGCAAGCCACGCCCGTGGTGCGCAGCATCACCAACACAGCTGTTAACGCAGCGCGGGTCACTATCACCGTGCCTGCGCTTCAGCAAATTCAAGACAACGGTGACATCAACGGCACCAACGTGCAGTTACGCATTGCCGTGCAATATAACGGTGGCGGTTATACGACGGTTATTGATGACACGATTAGCGGACGCACCTCGCAGCAATACCAAAAACAATACCTAGTAAACCTCAGCGGCGCATTTCCGGTAGACATCAAAGTCACTCGCGTCACGGACGATAGCGGCAGCGCCAAACTTGCCAATGCTTTTAGCTGGAGCAGCTATACCGAAGTCACCTACGCCAAGTTGGCCTATCCCAACTCGGCGATAATTGGAATTCGTATTGATTCAGAACAGTTTAGTAGTATTCCTAACCGTTCATATCGGATTCGTGGCATCAAAGTCAAGATTCCAAGTAACGCCACTGTTGATGGCCCCACCGGAAGGCTAATCTATTCCGGTGTTTGGAATGGCACCTTTGGCGCGGCGCAATGGTGTAGCGACCCCGCTTGGTGCTTATGGGATTTACTGACCAGTACCCGCTATGGCTTTGGCAATCACATCGACACCAGCCAGCTTGACAAATGGGCGTTCTATTCCGCTAGCCAGTATTGCTCAGCCTTGGTGCCTAATGGTTTTGGTAGCACAGAGCCGCGTTTTTCTTGCAACGTTAATCTTCAAACCGAAGAGGACGCTTACAAGCTCATCAACGATATGTGCTCGGTGTTCCGAGCTATGCCGTATTGGAGCACTGGCTCGCTCACGGTCGCACAAGATAAGCCATCCGATCCCGCCTATCTTTTCACCTACGCCAACGTCGATGAAGCTGCCTTTAATTACAGCGGCTCCAGCCTAAAAACCAGGCCAAACGTGGCTGTGGTTCAGTACATGGATCTTGACCTTAGAAATACGGCCAGAGAGGTGGTTGAGAACGCGGCAGCGATTGCAAAATACGGAGTTATCAAAACTGAAGTAACCGCTTTTGCTTGTACCTCTCGGGGTCAAGCTAATCGCGTTGGTGATTGGCTGCTGTACACGGCCAACAATGAAGCTACAGAAACAGTCACTTTTACCGCATCCATCGACGCGGGCGTGATAGTGCGCCCTGGCCAGGTCATCGAGATCAGCGACCCCGTGCGGGCTGGCTCAAGGCGCGGCGGACGTATCCACGCGGCTACAACAACCGTCATCACCGTCGATGACGCAACTGAGTTAACTAAAGCTGCTACCTATTCTCAAAGTGGAACCACAATTACTGTCACGACAACAACAGCCCATGGGCTAGTCGCTGGCGATACCGTGTTGCTGGACTTTACCAGCGGAATTGCAATTGACGGGGCCTACACAGTTGTCACAGCCCTAGCCACCTCTTTTACGGTCGCTAGTGGTACGAGTGGAACAACAAGTGGCAATGTTTTATGGTCGGCTTTTTCTCCCACAATTTCAGTAATCTTGAGCGATGGAACAGTTCAAACTCGATCAGTCTCAAGCATTAGTGGCAATGCAATCACAGTGTCATCTGCGTTCAGCTCCGCGCCCAATGCCAATAGCGTTTGGATCTACGAGACGACCGACCTAAAAACCACCACTTGGCGGGTGCTGGGCGTACAAGAACAAGATCAATGCAAATATGCCATTACGGCACTGGCATACGACAGCGGCAAATACGATTACATCGAGCGCGGCGTTGCGCTTCAGGCCCGGAGCGTTAGCAATCTCAACAACGTCCCAGCAGCGCCCACCAACCTCAGCCTTACGGAAGCGCTGTACAAATACCGCGATCAGGTCAGCTCCAAGATCATCATCACCTGGCAAGGCATCCAAGGCATTAGTCAATATCTGGTCAAATACCGCAAGGACTCCGGCAACTGGACCACGGTCACAAGGCAACACCAAGAATACGAAATTCTTGATACCACCCCTGGTTTTTTTGAGGTCAACATTTACAGCCTAAGCGCGGGCGGGCAATCGTCTGCCACGGCACTTTCCGGCAGCATTGCAGCCCTAGGTAAGACCGCACCACCGGCCAACGTGCCGGCGCTTTATGCCGTACTGGATCCTGACGTTGGTGTCACGTTGAACTGGGAGCCTGTCACGGATTTGGATATTCAGGGCTATGAAATCTGGCAAGGGCCAGCCTGGGGTAGCGGCACCAAGCTTGGTGTGTTTGCAGCCACCAGCAAAAAGCTGGGCTTGCTGTCGGCAGGCACTACAACATGGTGGATCAAGGCGCTAGATACCAGCGGGTCTTACAGCACCACAGCTACCAGTGCATCAATCACAATCACAGCAGCCGGTAGGCCGACAACCAGCGGTTCATTTAGCAACGACACTTTTAATTTGAAATGGACTGCGGTAGCGGGCAGCTTGAGGACGGCTTTATACGAAGTGCGTTACGGCACAGTGTTTGATACGTGGGGAACGGCAAACGTGCTTGGCGCCGTTTTGGGGACAACTTATTCAATCAAAGGCACTTGGGCTTACACGCGTCGATTCTTTGTTGCGGCTATTGATCTTAAAGGCAACGTCGGGGCCAGCGCCACCTACGACGCTGTGATCAGCTTGCCGTATGCACCGACTATCACTCAACAAGTTGTTGATAATAACGTGCTGTTGCAATGGAGTGACACCAAACTGACACTACCTATCACGTCATACGAATTGCGCAAAGGATCTACATACGCTACTTCTACCTTAATCGGCACCAAACAAGGCAGATTTACTACGGTATTTGAATCAGATTCTGGCCTTTACACCTATTGGATTACTGGCATTGATTCGGCGGGCAACTACGGAACGCCCGCCTCTGTTAGCGCACAGGTCAATCAACCACCAGACTATGTGCTTAAACTGGATTACAACAGTGCTTTTACAGGTACTAAAAAATATATGGTGCCATACGGCACGGGATTGTTAACGCTTGTAAATAGCACAGAAACGTGGACTACGCATTTTACCAGCCGTGGCTGGTCCAGTCCGCAAGACCAAATTAACGCAGGCTACGACTATTTCTTAATGCCTTCACCAACGGGGGGTCTTTACACAGAGGACATTGATTACGGCGCTGTTCTGTCTGGCACCAGAATTACCATGACACTCACATCAAAAGTTGTTGCTGGTAGCATCACTATCACACCAACCATTAAGGTGAAGAAACTTAGCACCGATGCTTGGACCGTTTATTCAGGTGTTAACTCTGTTTTTGTCACTGATATTCGCTACGTCCGAGCACAGTACGACTTTTTTAGCCCATCAACTAAAAGTTTGACTGAAATAACCGGACTAAACGTGCGCCTGGACTCAAAGCTTCGCAATGATTCCGGTAGAGGCACAGCGGTTTCTACGGACAGCGACGGAACGGTCGTGAACTTCAACGTTGCGTTTGTGGATGTGGACAGCATCTCCGTCACGGCAAGAGGTACGACTGCCGTCACAGCTGTTTACTCATTTACGGATGTAGCGAACCCAACTAGTTTCAAAGTGCTTTTATTTGATACAACTGGCGCTAGAGTTAGTGGAGCCTTTTCGTGGAGTGCTCGGGGCGTCTAAATGGCTGATTGGTCCCTTCCAACGCTGACAAGCACCTACGCAAACTTCCTGAGTCAGCTTCAGACTCGGGATACAGACCTTGCTGTTCAGTTTGACGGCACTAGCACCAGCAACCAGCCAACGGGCACCATCCGTTGGGATTCGACCGCTGGTCGATGGAAGCGATGGACTGGCACTGCATGGGACGAACTCGCAGCAACCTACGCATTGACTGGTCTGAGCACTACCGGCAACACATCAGTTGGCGGCACGCTCACAGTTACAGGCGCCACGACGCTGACAGGCGGAGGCACCAGCACCACGCCAGCAACCGATAACAACACCACTGCTATCGCCACGACGGCGTTTGTGGTTGGCCAGGCAGCAGCTACAGCGCCGATCATGAATGGCACGGCAGCAGTCGGCACCTCGCTGCGTTATGCCCGCCAAGATCACGTCCACCCAACCGATACAACGGTGGCGCCACTGGCTAGCCCAGCGCTAACAGGAACACCAACAGCTCCAACGGCCAGCATCGGCACCAACACCACTCAAATCGCAACGACGGCTTTTGTCCTTGCTAATAACTTAACCAAAAGCGGCGGCACGTTTGATGGTGACATTACAACTCCGAGTCTTAATTCGGGTTCGTTGGCTGGCACACGCTCCCGGATCATAAATGGCGGAATGCAAATTGATCAACGAAATAATGGCTCCTCAATTTCGTCGGGTGTCGGTGCTGTTACCTACACGGTTGACCGTTGGTATGTTTACGCAACTGGCGCGGCAGTTTCAGCGCAACGGGTTACATCCTCAAGCTCTGATTTTACAAGCGCTTTGCGCATAGTTGGTGCAACAAGCAATACCGGCATTGTCATTGGTCAACGAATCGAGGCGCAAAACAGTTATGATCTTGCCGGCAAATCGGTTGCATTGTCGTTTTATGCAGCCAGCAGCGCATCTGTGATGCTGGTCTTTAGTGTTTATTACGCTGGGACTGCAAACAATTTCACCACAAAAACGCTAATCCAAAACGGCAATGCCATTCCTTCATCTACGCTTCAAAAATACTACGTGCCCCTTTCGCCGCTTCCATCGTCGGCAACAACAGGCTTGGCAGTTGAATTTTCGGTTGCCAGTCTGACATCTGGCAGCATCGACATCACGGGTGTGCAGCTGGAGCCAGGGTCTCTCGCCACACCTTTCGAGAGAAGGTCGTTTGGGCAAGAGCTGAGTTTGGCACAGAGGTATTTTGCAGCGATTCCTACCGGTGTGCCCCCCAGCAGTTGGAATCCGACTCCGCTGAGCTATCCAGTAACCATGAGAGATGTACCAACCATTAGCAATGGCGGCTCTGGATATACAACGCAAAGGATCACCACAAATAATCTTTACCACAACCAAACGTCTTTTGGTACTCAAACAATCTTTGCCAACGCCGAGCTGTAACCCATGACCTACCAACTCACTACTGGCGACACCATCCTCCGCCTTGCGGACAACGCTTTTATTCCGCCCCACAAAGGCAATACCGATTACCGCGATTACCTGGCGTGGGTTAAAGCCGGCAACACCCCCGAGCCTGCACCGGAACCTGAGCCCGTACCCGAGCCCACTCCAGCAGAGAAGCTCGCAGCAGCCGGGTTGACGGTTGATGAACTTAGAACTCTCCTTGGGCTCTGATGGCGGTGCGCTCTAAAACCGGCACCGCTCGCATCGAGCACAAGCCCGGACCACCCAAGACGACCAGTCAAGGTTACGGCCAGCACAGCCGTCCTCGGCGTCGTGGCCGCAAACCCCTCAAAGGTCAAGGCCGATGAGACCTCACCTAGTAGGGCGTTAGACTCTACCCAGGAGGAACATCATGGCTGTATCACCTGGAACGTACAACTTCACGCTCCAGCGCCGAGCGGATTATGTTTTGCAGCTGCAATTCAAAGACAACACCTCGTCTCCAATTAACTTAAACGGCTGGACCGTTGCCTCTCAGGTCTGGAACGAGGGTAGAACGAATAAGTTTGCTGACTTTACTGTCACATATACGAACCGCAGCACCGGAATGGTGCAGCTGTCATTGACGGCTAATCAAACTGCAACCTTTCCCGATGCCGCTTTTTACGACGTACTTTTGACTAATCCCTCTGGTGTCAAGGAGTACTACCTCCAAGGCATTATCTACGCCTCAGAGGGATACACGGGATGACCGACATCAACGTCACAACTAGCGTTGTTTACGTCGATGTCACCAACGACGGATTGACAACTGTCGTCCAATCCCCTTCAGCACCTGTAGTTATAGACGTAGTTACTCCGGGACCACAAGGAGCGTTTATTCCTCAGAAACTTGCAAACTTGGAAGATATGGACGTAACTGGTCTTACAGACCAGGCAGTTGTCTATTACAGCTCTGTGTCCGCTAAATTTAGGGCGGACGGCACCAACACGATTCTGTCACTCACGGACGGGGGTAATTTCTGATGGCTAACACGGTTCGCATCAAACGCCGCTTAGCCGGAGGTGCCGCCGGGGCTCCTAGCTCCTTGCAAAACGCAGAACTTGCTTTTAACGAGCAGGATTCCATCCTTTATTACGGTGTAGGAACTGGCGGGGCTGGGGGTTCAGCCACTTCGATCTTGGCGATTGGTGGTCCTGGCTCTATGGCCACGCTGAGCACTGCTCAGACGATTAGCGGCAATAAGACCTTCACTGGCTCAGTTGACCTTACTGGCGCCACAGCCACCGCTGCAACTCAACTCACCAGCGACAACAGTACAAAGGTTGCCACCACCGCCTATGTCAAAGGCCAGAGCTACATCACCGGCAACCAAACCATCACTTTCTCTGGTGACGCCACGGGATCGGGCACGACATCTGTTGCGCTGACGCTGGCAGCAACCGGTACTGCCGGCACCTACACCAAAGTCACCACCGACAGCAAAGGCCGTGTAACTTCCGGCACCACTCTCAGCGCTACCGACATCCCGACGCTGACTGCCAGCAAGATCAGCGATTTTGACACCCAGGTCCGCACCAGCCGCCTGGACCAGATGGCGGCAGCGGCCGCCGACGTGTCGCATGGTGGCTTCAAGATCACCAACGTTGCTGACCCCGTCAGTGCGCAGGACGCCGCCACCAAGGCATACGTCGATTCCACCGCACAAGGGCTTGACGTTAAGGGTTCAGTCAAAGCGGCCACCACCGCCAACATCACGCTAAGTGCCGCTCAAACCATTGATGGCATTTCGCTGGTTGCTGGTGATCGTTGCCTAGTCAAAAACCAGACCACGTCTAACCAAAACGGTATTTACGTCGTTTCAGCTAGCGCATGGACCCGTGCCACTGATTTTGATGCCTGGGCTGAAGTGCCCGGCGCGTTCACTTTTGTCGAGCAAGGCACAACTCAAGCCGATACAGGTTGGGTCTGCACCGCCGATGCAGGGGGCACGCTCGGCACCACATCAATCACTTTTGCCCAGTTCTCGGGCGCCGGCACCTATTTGGCCGGTAACGGTCTAGCACTTACCGGCAATAGTTTTTCTGTTACCGGCACCAGCAACCGGATCAGCGTCAGCGGTTCCGGCGTCGACATCGCCGCCACTTACGTCGGCCAGACCAGCATCACCACGCTGGGCACCATCGGCACCGGCACTTGGAACGGCAGCCTCATCGGCGCAACATACGGCGGTACTGGCGTCAACAACGGTTCAAGCACGATCACGCTGGGCGGAAGCCTGACCTTCACTGGCGCATTCACCACCGCCTTCACGGTCACTGGCAACACCAGCGTGACCCTGCCGACCACTGGCACCCTTGTCAACAGCGCCGTCACCACGCTTTCAAGCCTGGCCTCCGTTGGCACCATCACCACCGGCACCTGGAACGGCAGCACCGTTGGCGTTGCCTACGGCGGTACGGGTGCAACCACCCTGACCGGCGTGCTTAAGGGTAACGGCACCAGCGCCTTCACCGCTGCGGTGGATGGCACCGACTACCTGAGTCCAAACGCAACCATTGACGGCGGCACCTTCTAAGGTGCTCCGCTGTCAATTCCGCCTACATAGGTATTACCGGACAGCCAAATGGCAAACACAGTCAAACTCAAGCGATCAGCAGTAGCCAGCAAGGTTCCGTTGACGACGGACTTGCAGCTCGGCGAGCTTGCTCTCAACACGTATGACGGCAAGCTCTACACAAAAAAAGATAACGGCACTGCTTCCATCGTCGAGATTGGCGGCGGCAGTGGTGGTGTCACTGCAGTTTCTGGAACAGCGCCGATTACAAGCACTGGGGGGACCACTCCAGCCATCGGTATAAGCGCAGCCACAACGTCTGCCGCTGGCTCTATGTCGTCTGCCGACAAGACAAAGTTGGACGGCATCCAGGCAGGAGCACAGGTCAACGTTGCGACAAACCTTGGCTACACCGATGCGACCAGAGCGCTGACATCAAGCACCGGCACTGGCGTGACACTGCCATTGGTGACAAGCTCCGCCCCTGGATTAGCTCCCGCAAGCGGTGGCGGCACGACCAACTTCTTGCGTGCAGACGGCTCATGGGCTGCTCCTGGTGGTGGTGGCGGGGGTGGCTTAACTCAATTTCAAGAGAGCAAATCCACTGCCAGTCCAAATGCCACAACTCCAGTTGATGCGCTGACTGCCACCGATGCGAGTTATAGCAACATTGACGTGGCTTTAGTCGCCAAGGGCACGGGTGCAACGTTGGCGCAGGTACCCGATGGAACTATGGCTGGTGGGAACAAGCGAGGGAATTACGCAACAGATTTGCAAAAACAACGATCCAATTCATCTCAAGTTGCGTCTGGCATAAACTCTTCTATTGTTGGCGGAGCAAACAATCAAAATTCTTCTGACTACGGTTTTATAGGAGGCGGAAGCGACAACCTTGCTCAAACATCTGGGGCAGCAACCATTTGCGGTGGTACTAACCACACTTCAACCGGTTACGCTTCTTTTGTTGGAGCTGGTACAAGTAATTACTGTTCAGCAAATAGAGGCGCAATAGTGGGCGGCGCAAACAACATTGCAGCGGGATATGCAAGTTTTATTGGTGGCGGCTATACCAATCGAGCTGATGCCGATTATAGCTGTATTCCGGGCGGTGCTTACGGCACAGATCGAAACATTGTCGGCAATTTTGTTATTGCAGCATGTCTCGATCCGCTTTTATCTTACACACGCGGCACGTGTCAATCTGCTCGCGTTATCCTTGGGGGAAAGACTTCAAGTGCGACCCCGCTCGTCCTTACAAGCAATGGTTACTCTGCCTATTTTAATAATCAAATCTATCTCGGGGGATATGCAAATTCCGCTTATAGCTTTGCAGGCGATATTATTGCAGGCGTTACGGGTGCCGGAAATACTGCACGTTGGGCTTTTAGCGGCGCAGTCAAACGTGGAGCATCTGGGTCAAACCCAGTTTTTGTAGGAACGCCTACAATCACAAAAACCCACTCTGATAGCGGCGCATCGACATGGGCTGTAGCATTTAGTATTGATACCACTTATCAGTGCATTTCTGTTACCGTTACTGGCCAGGCCAGTACCAATATCCGCTGGGTTTGCACTTTTGACACTACCGAGATGACCTTCTAATGGCCTTCACAACTTCCCTGACCGAAACCAACATCGGCATCCCGCTTGCCGATACCTATGCCCGCATCACCCTGCTGCGCTGCGACAAGGAACAGTGCTTAATGCAGGTTTCGCATTACGCGAACGCGGATGCACGTCACGCCAATGCACAGCCGGTCTATGACCGCACGGTATTTTCCCCCACGGCTGAGTTGCAGCCTGGCGCCAACCCGCTGGCCATCGGTTACGCCTGGCTGAAGACCCAACCCGAGTACGCCGACGCGGTGGATTGCTGATGATCGGAACTACTCTACGCAGTAGTTTTTCAAGGCTACAAGCTAGGGTGGGCTAGCTGCCTCAGTTTTGTGCGTCCCTTAGAACGCTCGATGGAAACCGAGCTGCGCCGTGAAACCACGCAGCGCCTGCTCCTTGAACTCCACTCCGACCGTCAGTACGACGAGCTGCTGGCTGCTGCTGAATTACTTAACGAGCTGTTCACCCATCAGCTCACAATCTCCCGCTGGCTGGCACAGGAAGCTGCTGAAAATCTCGGTGCTCAGTTTGAAGGCACCCGTGTCCTATAGGGGTCGATAAGATAGCCCTATGACCAGCTTCCTAGGACAAGCTCAGTGGACGACCCCCAGAAAAGCCTCCTAGAGACGTTTTCGGAAGCGGTCCCACAAGCCCTAGCTGTCGGTCTTATCGCCATTGGTGGTTTGCTGTTTTCGATGCAGGTGTCGTTTGCCAGACTCGATGCCAACGTGCAGCAGCTGCTCAAATCCATTGAAGAATTGAAAACCGACACAAGAACGCAGATGACAGACCTGGAAAACAGGGTCCGTGTTTTAGAAATTAAAGACGCCCATTAAACTGACGTAGTTATTCCACTACCCATGGAAAACCACGTTGACACTATGGCCGTAGCGGCCATCATATTCGGTGCCGGTAGCGAGCTGATTGCCCTCTCGCCACTGAAGTCCAACAGCTGGGTGCAGCTACTGCTCCAGTTTGGGCGAGTAGCGCTTCCTCCTCGCCGCCGCTAAGGCTGGCAGCGCAGATACCAACCGCCGGAACCTCCGACCATCCAGCGGGGGTTCCAGCTTCCACGGCTGTAGCTGACCCCCGCACCGTTGAGGTTGGGGGTGTAGCCGCCGTTTACCAAATCAGCCACCCCATTCGGATCGTTGAGGATCCAGGAGGTGGCGTTGTAGCCGATCATGACGCTCCAGTGGCCGCCGCCCGTTGGTGCGTTGCGTGAGCCGTGGTGCAACCAGCCCACAGCCACCGGCCGACCGGCATTGATCTCCGCCTCAAGGGTGGCCGCATTGCCGTCGGTGTGAAAGTCGGCCTTTAGCCCCAGCGATCTAAGCGCGGATAACTGCGCCTGGGCGTCGGTGCTGTCGCCGACGCGGATTGAGTTGTAAGCATCGTCGTTAGCGACCTTGCCCCAGTGCATGGCAAGCATGGCGCAGGAGCTGCTAAAGCACTCGCGGTAGCCCGTGCCGGACTTGTTGTCGTTCTGGGACTGGTACTTGACCTTAAGGGGATTGCTGAACGCAGGAGCCGCAGGGCCGGCTTTGTAATCCACCACCCATTCGGCTGATTCGGTGAGCAAGCAAGGGTCAGCCTGCCGGATGTGCTGTCCCAGCAAGGCGACCGCTTTGCGCTGGTGGGGGAGATCTTTGTAATTAGCCCAGAACTGGAGCCATCGGTCGTCGCTGAACTGGGTATCGGTGATCATGTGCCTACCAAGTAATGACTCCATTCTGACTAAGTGAATTAGGCCACCATCAATACCGACTTCAGATAGCTGGCTTGCCAAATGGCCAACAACTCTTTGGCGTGATCTCGCTGAGCCTCGCTGGCCTTGGCAAACGCACGGAGCATGGCCACCTGCCCAGCGTCGTAATCGTAGGGGTAGAGGTGGTGGCTGAGTTGATCAAGGATCTCCACGTACTCGCGAGCGTTCTGCTGGGCCTCCAGAAGCAGGCTGAGGGACTGAGGCAGGGCGTTGCTGGTGTGCTGCACTTGCGCGGTGTGCGTACTTACCTACTCAGAAGACCATGTCAAATGGGTTATCGCAAGCCCCCTGAATGCCCCAGCCCCGCATCCGAATCGGATACATCCGCGTTTCCACCGCCAGCGAAGAGCAGCTGTCCGCCCTCGAAAACCAACGCAGCCGCATCAAAGCCGCAGGCGTGGACAGGATTTACGAGGATGTCGCCTCGGGCCTCAGCCAAACCAGAGCGGGGTTTGGCGAGGTCGAAAAGCTGATCGATAGCAAGACAGTTTCAGAACTGGTTGTCACACGGATTGACCGACTGGGCCGCCAGGCCGACGCGGTGGACCTGTTCCTCTTCTTTGCCGCCAAACGCAAAACCCTGGTCACGGCGCTGGATGGCGGCACCGTCGATACCGATTCGCCCTACGGCTTTTTCCAAAGCCGACTGTGGACCTCGCTGGCGGAACTGGAATCCCGGATGCTGTCCCTGCGCATCCATAGGGGATTGGCGGCGGCGCGGAAGATTCGGAAACCGCTGCGGGGCAGGGCGCCCTGGGGCTACCAAATCACGGAAGACAAGAAGGCTTTAACACTCGATCCAGTGGAGGCGCCGAGAGCAAGCGCCTTTATTGAACTGCTCAAAGGCCTGGACTGGCGAATGAACACCGCCCTGGATGTGTGGGCTGCTACCGGTCATGGCGACATTCCTCTCCACTCCTGCAGGGCGGTCAGGGCGTGGCTACTAAATCCAATCCTTCGCGGAGGTATCGGGTACAACCAACGTGCCAACCACCAGTTTGATGAAATCGTATGGGACACTCACGCAGCACTACTGACCAAGGAAGAATTCAATAAATACGAAGCGACTCTTGCAAAAAACAAAAGGCTCTGGGGGGTTAACGCGACGATGAAAGTTCGATTGCTTACCGGCCTATGCGTATGCACCCGATGCGGCCTGCGAATGCCCTACGCAGGGGGAAGGGTGCATCCGGCGCTTTTATGCAAAAACCGCATGTGCTCGCAACGTTACAAGTCGACACCTGAGTCGGTGGTCAATGCAGCAATCTGCAGCACTCTGTCGCATCGGGCGGAGGAGATCGCCACCCACGTTGCTGTTGAGTCGCCAGAAGAAATCGAACTGAAGGCTTCCATTGCAAAACTTGAAGCAATGCAAGACTCCGACCTAGAGGGGGTTCTCGGCGAAAAACGGGAAAAATTGCGCAAACTGCATAAAGGGGTGTCTATAGACACCGAGCTCATGGAAGCACTACGGGATCCCGCTTTCTGGGACGCTTACTCCTACGACGAGAAGGTAGACCTATTTCGGACGTTGGTGGACAAAGTAGAGATTCAGGATCAGTCGGTGCTGAGGGTGGTTCCTCGCGTTTGATGTAGCGCCTAAGCCCGTCCAGCAATAGATCACGCAACTCAGATTTTTTCATAGCGGTCTACTGTACGCCGCAATTAGCAGCTTTCTGCTGTTGCAGCCTGATGGCGCGGGTCTCTAGCTGAAACTCGAGCATGTCCACCGTCCTGGCTAACTCGCAGGTGGTGGCCATCGAAATTGCATCGTTTAGACGCCGGATAACCTCCTTTCTGGGGGCCATCCGGTCGTCCATTGTCAACTACGGCGTTAGATAGCTACATGTTACTGAATCGCTTCTAGCTCCTGGATAGCGCGGTTGATGTACCAAGCGGCTTTTTTGAGATCCTGCAAAGGCCCATCAAGTTCTTTGGCATCGCATCGGAATAAGTATTTGTGGGCATTGCCTTTGCAATACCCCAAAAACCCTTCCAGCCCAAGGGATGCACGAATGGCATCAATGCACTCAATACCCCCGGCACCTTGGTAGTGCTTGGGATGGTTGACGGGATCGTGGTTGAACATCAGTTGGCAGGAACAGGGTTTGTGCGGGCTGCTTCAGCCTTTAGGTATTCCTGGTACAAACCGGTGTAGGTGTGATCGCCAGCTTCCTTACGGCCGGAGCACTCCCACAGCCAATCCAAAAACTCCTGGCGTTTTTCCTGGACAACCGGATCACAGGGGTGGGGCATGGGTTCAGCAGGTTGAGAGGGGTCAGTCACTGGGTGAAGTATGGGGTCAACAACAGCCGCCACCTCGCGGAGGAGCTGTTTACGGATCAGCTGGGAACAAGCCCACCAACCGTTTTCGTATGGGGGATCGAGCCCCATCGTTGGCGAGGGCTCATCCGGTGTCAGTTCATCGGCCAAGAAGGCAATGACGCTGGCCATCCGCATGGGGTGATCCAGGGTCAACTCATTGAACTGAGGATGCCGGTAAAGCCAGAGACATTGCGCGATCAATCCATCGCCGGGAACCCCGGTGGTCATACCCGCGCAAGCGTCACTTGCTCAGTCTGGCACTGATATTTACCAGCCCGTGAGGCGTAAGAAACCCCACACTGTTCACCCTCAAAAAACAGCAGTTGGCAAATGCCTTCGTTGGCGTAAAGCCTGCAATCAGCACCTGAGCTATTGGAAAACTCAAGCGTCAGGTGGCCGCGCCAACCAGCCTCAGCCGGGGTCATGTTGGCAATGACACCCATGCGGGCGTATGTGCTTTTACCCAGGCAGATGGCGGTGACATTTGTCGGCATCGCCAAGTGCTCAAGGGCCACACCCAGGCCGTAGCTGTGGGCGGGAAGGATGAAGTACGAACCACGCGCCCCGTCGTGGTGAAGCTCAACGTCCTCAAGATTTCGAGGATTGAAAGCCTTGGGGTCCATGATCGTACCGGGCACATGCTTGAACACCGCAAACTGCTTGGGCGATAGACGGATGTCATAGCCGTAGCTGCTGCAGCCGTAGCTCAGCACCGGCCGACCCAGATGATCTAGATCAGGAGACCGCCGAATCAAGTCGGGTTCAAAGGGTTTGATCATGCCGCTGTCGGCGCGGCTGCGGATCCAGATGTCGTTTTTAAGCACAGTCAGCTTGATTAGTTGTGGTTGATAGCGGCGTCACGGACGCCAAAAACACGGTGCATTCGTTGGCGAACTCATCGCCCGCCTCGGGAAAGCCAAATCCGCAAACCCCATTAGACCAGTGCAAACACTCAACGCAGTAACGTAGCTGTCCCACCCTAGGTGGATGCAGTTCCCAGTACACGTCCTTGTACCGAAGCCCCGTTTGGATCAACGAGATGGCCTGTCGGGTAATGCCGTAAATCGCTGCCAGCTCGCGCTGGGGTAGCCCGGACTGAATAATTGCGCGAGCATCTTCACGCGAAAGACGACGCCACGCATCACTCCGCCCAGCTTGAGTATCCCATTTGGACTGGTAGGGCAGCCCATCGTTTTCCTTGGTGAATACAGTCCAGCGATGTGAGCACACATTGCACTGGAGCCGCCGCCTCCGCTCCCCCCTAACCGTCATCCGAGTTTCCTTAATAGTCCACTCCTGCATCCCGCACTGCTCGCATTTAGTCACCAGCAACCTCCAGCTCGGCGGCGATGTCATCAAGAGCATCAACGCAGTTTTTTATTCCGCAGATGAACTCCGTTTTTGGTTGTTCGCGGACTTCGTTTCTC